CCATCCACAAAGCTACTGAGATAACTGCTAATAGCAGAAAGCCTTTTAACATCCGTAATAAATCGTTCTGCATCTTTCATACCTTTTGTTTTTGCATTAGCTATAAGGACATCTAGTTTGTCTTTACCTGTGCTAAAACCATTAGCACTAATCCATTTCACATTAGGTGCATTGAATTTAAGACCTGCTACTTCTCTAGTAGGAGCAAAAATGTAGCCAAGACTATTGCAAGTAGTACATTTGGGTAACTTAGCGTAAAGAGTTCCATCCTTCTTAACCTTTCTTATTGTTCCTGTTCCATTACATTCTTTACACATAACTGCCATAGTCTTATAAACAATATCAGAATTTTCTTTTACTTTAGATTTAAATTCTTCTTTACTCATGTAAGGAACAAAGTCATTCATCCAAGTCGATTTATCTTTTGGTTTTCTACTAAATATAATCCATGACATTTGTTCAGGACTATTAAGATTGATTGGTGTATCACCCATAAGCTGATGTACTTGCCTAGTCAACCTCTCTTCTATCATAGTCTTTTCTTTTTCAAACTCATCTCTAACTTCATTTAACTTCTCTACATCAACGGTAAATCCAGTCTGATATATTCTAGCTAATGTTAATGCAACACGATTAGTTAATAACACAGTATCCATTAAACCTGAATACTCGACTGTATTTAGTTTTTTGTATAGAACATCTGATAGTTCTTGTGTAGCCTTTAAATCAGCAGATAAGTAATCAGATAACTCTTGTTTAGGTATCTCATCAATAGGAACTTTATTCTTAAAGTAATCCTTCATTGTGTCTTGTTTCTTAGTTGCTAACTCATGTCTGTTTGCACAAGCTTCTAATGATAGAGGTTCTTTTAATCCACGTTGTAATATATACTCACCTAACATGGTATCAAATACAGGACCATCATAATTTAAATTACATTCCCATAGCCACATTAAATCGTGTACTATGTTATGACCTATAAGAATAGTTGCTTGGTCAAGTAAATTTTGAACACCTGTAAAGTCATCTCTAAACAAATGCTCTTCACCATTATCTGTTAAACAACCTACCATAACAAGCTTGTTGTCAGTCTCAAATGGGTCGAGATGTAACTTGCCATCTCTATGTGTTACAGTATTTTCTACGTCAAGTGTTAGCTTCATGCTGTATACCTAGCTGTTTTATAATCAAGATTACAAGTAACATTACCGTGCCAACCTGTCAATTTATTTTTTACAACATTGAGATGTCTTTCAGGACCTTCTTCTTCTTGTCCTTCTATTGGTGGATTCTTAGCAATCAATACCATCAAGTCTGCTTCAGCAGCTTTACCAGTCCTACTACCTTCCATCATAGATTGATTAAGTATAACTTTACCTTCTGCATCAGCAGAAAGTTGAGACATATAAAACATAGCACAGTTGTGAGACTTAGCTATCTGTCTAGCATATATTGCATTAGCCTTTAATGCTTCATCAGGTCTAGCAAATCCTTGAGACCTAGCAAACTTATCACCCATGTCTAGCACAACTATATCAGGCTTGTATGATTTACACACACTCTCTACCCAAGCCATGTCACGATTCGATGCATCTTTAATATCTATATGCTTACGTACTGGACTGTACAACTCGTGTGCTTTCTGTGGATTCTCTTTTACTTGATGCATTGTCATGCCTGTCGCTGCAGTTAGATACCTTGCTCCAACTCTATGAGGACCTTCTTCGTTGCATAGTATAATACATCTAGCACCTTGATGTGCAAAGCCACCGGGAGATGCAATCAGACTAGCATGAAAGGATGTCTTACCTGTATTAGGTCTAGCACCTACTTCAATTAGATGCCCAGCATTTACACCCTCAACTACTCTAGTCAAACTAGGAATGCCAAAGTTCCACCTAGCTTCTAAATCATTCTTGGATAGCAAAGCATCAATGCTTATGTCTTCCCATTGTATATTTAGATTAGGAGTAAAATCATCACCATACTGCTCCAAAATATTACGAAGAGGTTCAAGTGTAGATTGAGAACCATTGACATAATCAAAGCCAAGATTAGCAATGTCTTCGCCAACAACTTGCTGAAATAATTTAGATAAGACTTCTTGTGCAACATCTTCTCCCATTGGTTGTTCTCGTTTAATTCCATTGAACAAAGATGAGTATGCTTGTTTCTGTGCAGTAGTCATTGATGGATTGTTAGACATAAACAATGCTTCAATCTCATCAGGTGTTACTGTTCTTTCGTAAGTAGTCATTGCACTATCTAGTGCTTGTTTAATCTTCCTTACATCTTTGCTGAATAATCTGTCTGGACACTTAGCACCTCTATGCTCATCATAGAATGTTTTGTCCATCAGACTTCGTATTAGGGATAGTTCCATGTTTTACTCCTTCGGGGTTAGGGAATATAAGTTATTTAAATCTTCTTCATTTCTATATTTTAAATCGTCTTTTAGTCTAAGTACTTTTACTTGTTTAACGTAGTTGCGTAACTCTTTAGCAAACTGCATTATCTTGTCTAATGCGTCAGGGTCTAAGGCAATAATTGCTGTTGAGAACTGTGATAGATACTGCTTATGTGATTCCAATAATGATGTTCCTAGCACAGCTATCCCCTTCCGTGTGTCAGAAGCAACCACAGCTGCACTAACACAATCCTCAACAACAATAGCAGTTGTACCATGTCCTTGAGAATAAGGCAAGTTGTTTTTTCCATATCGCTTCCATTTAGGTTTACTATTACCTAATGAACGACCTGCACCATCAACAATCTTATTGTCATGTACAATAGGAAACACTGCTCTGTTCTCTCTAACGTCATAGTACAAACTTAATGTGTTAGCAGATAGACCCCACTTATCACACCACTCAGTAATTGCCTTACGATTACCATGTGGAACAACATGTTCTGGGAACTCAAAGATTGTATTATCATCTTCTATCTGCTTACTCATAGCAGTGCGAATATCATCTACAGTGAGAGTAACACGAGAATTACCAGATAAACTACAAGATATCTTATAACAATTCCATATTACTGAACCCATATTATTGGTCACTGTAAATGTATTATAACTTTTACAGTTAGGACAATCTAATCTTCTAGACTCTCCTACACTTAACTGTAAATCATTTATATAACTGTATATATTCATTTATATGTATCACTTATATGTATATATAATATTAGCTGTTCGGCACTTGCCTTGTGCTTATAGCAACGGATTCACGTGTTGTCAATGCTTTTTTTGCACTTAGGTAAGTATTTTTCATATATGGCATTACACTATTAGGATTTGCATGTCCTGTAACAGACATTATTTGACCCATAGATACACCAGCTTCAACCATCTCAGTTGTACCTGTTCTACGTAAGTCTGCCAATCGTAGCTCATTAGGTAAGCCTGCAGAGGACATAGCTTGTCTTCCTACCTTAGACACTCCATGTAAGCTATAAGGCTTGTATGCTCCTCTAATCGCCTTTGGCATGGGTGCAACATATTCTTGGAATCCGTACTCCTCTTTTTGTTGCACAAGCATTTCCAATAAATCTTCACTAATTGGTAGGTGAACATTTGCTCTTCTTTTTGATTGTTCTAAATGTAAAATACCATTATCAAAATCTATTGAACTAAACTTTAATAGTCTCATATCTCCAATCCTTTGACACCATTCATAAGCCATTTGTACAATTAAACCTAAATTGCGTGTCTTAAAATTAGAATATGAATAGTCGAGAAATTGTTTAACTTGGTCTCTTGTCCAAAGAGTTTTCCTAGACTTGGGTGTTCTGCATTTGAAAGTAGAGAATGGGTTACTCTGTACATAACCCATCTCCATTCCATAAGAGTATATTTTTCTTGACACAGAACATATATGATTAGCCATAGAAATGCCACGATTTAGCCATACTTCATAAGACTTTTTAGCTTTAGCACCAGTCATATTTTTTAAATAAGTTCTTGACAAGTGTTTACTTTCTACAATTGTCTCCAACATCTTACTTATAAAATATTGATAATCTTGTTTAGATTTATCAGCTAACATATTGAAATCATTAGATAATAAATACTCATCAGCTAAACCTTGTACAGTAGGATTGTTTTGTACAGACACAACTTCAGATTGTTGTTGCAAAAATGCATCAATCAATTTGTTAAATTCATTAGCTTTCTTTTTTGCTATTGACAAATCTGAACCTAAGTTAGTACGTGTGACAATGCCTTCATCAATATATCTAGCAGTAGGATTATATCTGTAAAAAACCATACCGTTTCCATATTTCTGCTCCTGTAAATATCGTGGCAATTTCTTTTTCATATTGAACTCCCTATGCTGCAACTAATGCTTTAAACTTAGGGTGAGATATCCACTTAGCTACTTCGTGTTCTCTCTGCCACATTGATTCAGATGCAGTATCATTACCTGTATCTCTTAGTATAAAACCATTTCTTGCATCAGCATAACTTGAGTAGTTAGTAAATGCACTATACAAACTGAATACATTATTACCTCTGACAGAAGCTTCTTGTGCATATAGACTAGCCATTTTCTCAGCTTTCTTATCAGAAGGAATAATCTCTTTTAATAAGTCTATTACATGTACAAAGATAGGCATAGGTGTTTCTGCCCATGTTTGTAAGTTAGCTGACTGTGCATAGAAGTTCTGTCTAGCATCTTTAAGTTCTTGAATGAACCTATCCATACAAAAGTTAGATGTATTCTTCATACGCAACTTATCGTGTTCACCACCAACTTGTCCATTTGTACAGAACCTATCAATTCTTCCAAAGTAAACTTGATTAGAACATGAACCATCTACTGCATGTAATCCTATTATTCTTTCGTTTAAACTTGTCTGATGCTTGTCTGTAGTAATTAATGCTTTAACATTAGGTAGAGTTATATCAACCATACCCCATGCATTGTTACGTGATGAAAATGATTTGACGATAGCACCCTCTAATTCTTGAGCAGTTCTATTGTCTTGTATAACTTCACCAACTCCTTTGAAGAATTTAGGATGTGATGCACAATTAAAACTGTTACCGACAACACCAATGTATTCTCCAGTATTCTCATTGATAACATATTTCTTCTTGTGAAACTTAGTTGTCTCAAAAGAAACATCAAAGTCTAGGTGGTCTTCAACTGTTATTAAGTTGTCTTTAACTTCTAATATACCATCTAAAGGCATAGCATTCTCCATTTATGTTTTGTTATTGTTAATGTTATAAGGCTTATAAGATTTATTGTCAACTGATATTTAGTTGTGCAGTTAATTTTTAATCTTATAGTTTCGCCATCTATTAGTATGATGACAATCGTTATGTTTAGGTAACTCTAAATCAAATATATCAGCGATAAAATATTCAAAGCCACCAAGATTAATAACCTTGTGATAGTCGAGAGGACAATTATCTTGTATGTCATTCACGATATCTTTTAAGTTATTAATTTCTGTGAGCAACCTTTCTTTTTGTTGCTCATCCAAATTGTCAATCATTGACATTTTTTTAAGATTAGGCATATTACTTCTCCCTATTTGGTGTCTACATAAACTCGTAAACACTTTGATTTACTGATAGGCTGCCCATAACTATATGGTCTCCAACCTTCAGCTTGTTTGGTCGCATCATTAAGATACTGACCACGAACCCTAACACTATAAGACTCTGTGTTAAGATATTCTTTTAGTTGTGCAACAAATGCCCTACCACTAGCATCATTGGGTATTTCACTAAACATTTTAACATCACCTTTTACAGTAGCAGTTTGAGTATCAATCCTTACTTCTTGTAACAACTGCTTTTGACACTTGGCATATGCTCTAATCAGATATGTCAAATCCATATCGCCAACATTAATAGGCTCACCTGTAGACGATGAATGGTGATATACTTTTAAGTTTTCCATATCACTTGGTAGTCTACCAGTAGAGTTAGTGATTGCATCTATCTGCAAATGTTTTTTTATCTTCATGCTTTTTCTCCTTCTAAGTTTTGCATTTCAATATATAAGGTCATGCCATCTTCATAACCTTCCTTGTAGTATTGGTGTGCTTGTTTCGTATCTAGTTTCTTATTAATCAAAGCATCTCGCACACCCTTCTTATATGCTTTGATTATATCATACTTTATAAAAACGTCTATTGGGTTTGACATTACTTCTTACTCCCTTCTATATCCCACCTATAAAATATGTGGTCATCTATTCTTGTTACATAAGTCTTAGTCTCTGCCCAACTAGGCTTAACATAGTGAGCATGGTAGTGTGTAGCACCTTCAACAAAGT